TACGTTTCAACCTTTATCGCTGACGGCGACCAGGTTAAATCAATCGCAATCGCTTAGTCAGAAAGGCGGCTACCGCCGATGGCTATATACAAAACGCAAGGTAAGCAACTGCTAGACAACTACGCAGTTGTACAGACGCTGGAACCCACAGAAATAGTTGTGGGCCAGCAGGTAACTATCGGCAGCCTTGGCGCACCGTTTAACGGCACGTTTACTGTGCTCGACATACCGCTGTATGAGTACATCGGCGTTGACGGTGAGTCAGGCGCGTTGTTGTTCAACGCAAACGTGCCCAGAGAAAACCAAGTGTTGTTTGCTTGTACTGGCGCCGACGTTCAATACACCGTCATTTATACCGGCACCGTCACTTACACCCAGAGCTGCACTTGGGTATCAATCGCACAACTGGAAACGTATCTGGGCGTAGACATAGCAGACCCGTCAGACGATTACACACTGCTTACTCAGGCCCGCAACGCCGGCAACGATTTTGCTTATCGTCGCAGGCAAGAGTCAGGCTACGCAGACAGTTTGACCACCTCACCTGGGCACGATGTCACTCTAGGTACTCTCATGTATGCCGCGGCCTTGTGGCGTAGTCGAGGCAGTACGCAAGACACCTTTGCAACCTTTGACGGCATGGGCCAAGCAAACGTGAATGCCATGACCCCAGTAATTAAGCAGCTGCTAGGCATCGACCGCCCACAGGTCGCCTGATGGCTTACACAGACCTGTTTAACGAGGCAATCGCTGACGTTACAGCCACACTGCAAGCCGTTACAGGCCTGCGCGTCGTAAACGACGCCACAAAAATAGTGCCTAACTGTGTGTTTCTTGACGCGCCGAGTTTTGAGACCATCGCCGGCAAAGGCAACATTGTGCGCATGACATTCCAAGTCAAGGTGATCGGCACAGGCCCAGCAGGACTACCAGTACTGCAGAAACTGTTAAGCATTGCGGCCAGCGTGCTTGCAAGCCCAATTATCGTCATGTCAGGCCAGCCAGGGGCAGTTGAAATGGGCGGGGCAACCTACCCGTGTTACAACTTGCAAATGGCTTTACAAGCACAGACAGCATAAAAGTGTTACTCTTTATCTATAGCGAAGTGTTCTTTTAGGAGACAAAATGGCAACGACAACGTATCTCACAAACCCAACAGTAAACCTTGCGCCCACAACTGGCGGCGCAAAAGTTGATTTAACCGACCAGTGCCGTAGCGCAACCATTACCCTTGGCGTTGACAGCTTGGAAAGCACCGCGTTTGGGGATACAGGCCATCGTTTTGTGCCTGGCTTACAGACCGTTGCAGTAGAGCTAGAAATGTACCTGTCATACGGCGCTGGCGAAGTTGAGCAAACACTGTTTGCCAACTTAGGCACCGGCACCACAGAGTTGACCATTTCACCGTCTGGAACCACAGAAAGTGCCAGCAATCCAGAGTATGTAATTATCAACATGCAATTAGTTAATTTTACACCGATAGCAGGAACTGTGGCAGAGCTCAGTATGGTCACAGCGTCGTTTGTAGGGGGCACCTACACACGCGATATTACTTCTCCATAAACAACCCGACGCAAGGCGGCAGACATGCAAATAACATTAAAACTCGATACTGGCGACGGCCCGCACCAGGTGACAACAAACCTTTGGTGCGCTGTGCAATGGGAACGTAAATACAAGCGCAAAATGTCAGACTTGGCGCAAGGCATCGGCGCCGAGGATTTGGCTTATCTTGCGTGGGAGGCCAGCAAAGTACACGGCATTATGGTGCCAGTTGTCTTTGATGACTTTATAAAAAAACTTGTTGCAATGCCCGAAGTTGTTGAGCAGGAAGACGTAAACCCTACACAAGCGGCCACAGACTAGCTCTTTGTCATCTTTTGATAGAGACAGGTTTCTGGCCGCCAAACATAGAGTTTCTCACGTCTGACCTGAACACTTGCATTAGTATTATGAACAAAGCAAGGCAACAACGATGACAGCGACAGTTAACACAGAACTTGTGGGTATCCGAGAGGCTGTGGCTGCGCTGAACAAAATTGAGCCTGGGCTACGCAAACAGTTTGCGGCAGAGTTGAATCAGATAGCCCAGCCAGCAATACAAGCTGCACAGTCGCGCTACAGCTCTTTAGGCGTGCCCTTGTCTGGCATGGCCAAACCTTGGACTAACAATGGCCGTAAACTGTTCCCATACGACCCTGCAAAGGCGTCTAAGGGCGTCAAAGTCAAATTAGACACAAGGCGCAACAACAACGGCGTGATCGTCATACAGCAAACTGACGCGGCCACCGGCATATTCGAGACCGCAGGCCGACGCATCAGCAATAACCTTGCAACCAATTTAGGCAACACGCCACAGCATGGCCGCACCCGCATTTTTGGGCCAGCCGTCTACAGCCAGATACGCGCCATCACAACCGAAATTGAGCGTGCAGCGTTGCGCGTCATTAACCGTGTTAATAGGGATTTGCAATGATTTCAATTCCAATCGTCAGCCAGTTTGACAGCAAAGGCATAAAAAGTGCTGTTAAAGAATTTAAGCAGCTTGAAACCGTGGGGCAAAAAGCCCAATTTGCTATTAAAAAGGCTGCTGTACCCGCCGCAGCAGCACTAGGCGCTGTGACTGCCATTATTGGCGACAGCGTAAAAGCGGCAATAGAAGACGAGGCCGCGCAAGCCAGCCTTGCTCGACAGATTAAAGCAAGCGCTAAAGCAACCGATGCACAAGTGCAATCTGTCGAAGACTACATTTCTAGCCTGGCCAAGAGCGCGGCCATTTCGGATGATGAGGCGCGGCCAGCGTTTCAGAAGTTAATCGTTGCCACTAAAGACGTCACAAAAGCCACAGAGTTAATGAACTTGGCCACTGACGTAGCCGCGGCGACAGGTAAGCCGCTGGTTGATGTCAGCGAGGCATTGTCAAAAGGCTATGCGGGGAACATGAAAGCGTTAGGCGCGCTCAGCCCAGAGATCAAGGCCATGATTAAAGACGGCGCCAGCCTTGCTGAAGTGCAGGCCGTATTAACCAAAAACTTTGGTGGCGCTGGCGAGGCTGCAGCAAACACAGCTGCAGGCGGCATGAAAAAGTTAGGCATTGCATTTGCCGAAACTAAAGAATCTATAGGCGCGGCGTTTTTGCCAATTATGTTAAAACTGCAACCAGTGCTAGAAAAGTTTGCAAACTGGGCACAAGAAAACCCCGACCTGCTTGCAGCTGTTATTGCCGGCATGGGCATTTTGGCTGCGTCAATTCTTGCTGTAAACGCGGCCATGATGCTCAACCCTGCTGTCGCAATTACCGCTGGCATTATTGCTTTAGGCGCAGCCATTGTTGTTGCGTACAAAAAATTTGAGGGTTTCAGAACGGTTGTGCGCGTTGTTGTAAACGCTATTGCTGGATATATCGAGGGCATGGTTAACGGATTTATCAAAGCAATTAACCTTGTTATTTACGGCATCAACCTCGTCAAGCCAGGCAAAGACATTGACCCATTAGGAGAAATAAAACTAGGTCGCATTGCTGAACCAATGGAAATCGAGCCAGCCGACCTGGGCAGGAATGGCAGCGCTAACGTTGCAGAACGTAACAACAACGTAAACATAAACGTTTACGGCGGCGACCCTAACCAAGTTGTTGAGGCCTTGCGCTCATACATGCGCCAAAACGGCAGCGTGCCAATCAAGGTAAGCAACATCTTCTAATGGCAATAGTCCAATACCAAGTAGAGGTCGGCGCGACTTACGCAACGCTTACAACTGTCGTTGCCAACGTCCAAAACGTGTCTTTGACCTATGGACGGCAAAAGCCTTTAGACGCTTACAGCGCTAATACAGGCAACGTGGTTTTGCGTTACCCGACTGGCTACACAACCCCCAATGCCCTATTTGTCACAGGCACTTGGCTGCGCATATCTGTGAGGCTCGGCACCTCTGGCACATATCGCCAGCTCTTTGTTGGTCGCATCACTGATGCAATGGTGCAGTACGGCATTCCCTATTCTGGGGGCGTCGGCAACGCAGACTTTGTTACTTTGAGCTGTGAGGGAAACTTTGCAGCCTTTGGTCGAGTGCAAGGCAACAGTTACGCAATGACCGCCGGCACTCTCAGCGCGCAAGCAGGCCAGTGCGCAACACAAACAGGCCTAAATGTCAGCACCACCAGCGCATTTGGCGGTACTCAGGCATTCCCAGCCACGACGATTAGTGGCACTTGGGGCGATTGGGTAAACAGGGCCGTATTGACAATGAACGGCAAACTTATTGACATCAGCGACGGCATTTTGATGGTCAACGCATACCGCAAAATTGCTGGTTTTTACGGCAATTTCAGTGACACCACAAACGACGCCAGCAACCACATTTTTGAGCAAATATCGTTTAGCAGCTTGGCAGACAGTTTTTACACACAGGTAACTGTTGACCCAGAGTCTTTTGGCGAGGCCACGGTACAAACAGGCGTTGCACCATTCCGCACGTATTTGGTGAACACCTTTAGCGCGTCAACAAGCCAGGCAACAGACTTTGCCAATTACCTGCTGTCTACTTACAGCACAGCAACACAACGCATTTTGAGCGTGACCTGCAACCTGAGCGCACAAAATGGCGACATTCCGTCTTATGGCATGGACCAGATCGGCTCGACTGTGACCGTCACGTTCCGAGGCACCGTGTTTAACTGTCTGCTAGAGGGCGCAACGTTTAGCGGCAACCCGTCGCAGGCCAGCGCCACGTTCTACCTAAGCGCGCAAGACCTAAACAACTATCTGACACTTGACGATGCCGTTTATGGCAAACTTGACGAAAACAAACTGGGGTACTAATGACAACAATATTTTCTACAGGGCAAGTATTGACAGCAAGCCAGATGAACACTTACACAAGCAATGCTGCGGTGTCGCCATATTTAACAAGCAGCTCAGCGATCTCAAACATTACAGACTCCACAGTTTCTTGGAACGCTGAAGAATACGATAATGACTCAATGTGGACAAGCGGTAGCGCTACACGAATAACTATTAACACGGCAGGCATTTACGTGGTCTGCTACACCTTGGCGTGGGCAGCAAACACAACAGGTGAACGTATTGGCTGGATACAAAAAAACGGAAGCACCTCCGATCGCTGGGGAATGGTGAGAACTCAAGCGTCAAGCGGAGTCGGTGAAACTATACAAAACGGCGTCTCTATTATTAAATTAAACGCAACGGATTATATTGAAGTAGGCGTGTATCAAGCATCTGGCGGAAGTCTAAATCTGTTAGGCACAGGCACAGCGCGGACACGTTTTTCAGCAGCGAGAGTGAGCGCATCATGAGCGACGAAACAGAACAGACACCAACATTTGCTTCGTTATCTGACGCTATGCGCTCAACTAGAAACTCAATGCTTGCTAACTCCGACTGGGCTATGGCAACAGACGCGCCAACAGATAAAACCGCATGGGCTGCATATCGGCAAGCATTGCGCGACTTTCCTGCAACATGGAATCCAGGCGAGACCGTAGACTTCCCAGAGGCGCCAGCATGATTTGGCGGGCTAGTTTTGTGGCGCTTTTGTTTGCGTCAATACTCGTAGCATGCGGAGACCGTGAGCGCGTCAACTGCCCAGAGGTACGCACCAAAAACAAGGCGTTGCGCGCTGAAACGACAATAACTGTTGACACCGCAAGCCTTGGCAGTACTCGAATACTGGCAGACAAATGCCTGTGATCCCACCGCCACGGCGCGAACAACGCATGACCAGCGAGGAAATTAAAGCGCGCCTAATTTTTGTGGTTGCTTGCGCGTTGTCACTAACTTTTGTGGTGGCCACCATGTCGCTCATTTACGGCTTGCTTTTTGTGACTCAACCGCTCGAAGTATCAGACAACGACAAAAGCGCCTGGGCGACCCTGCAACCATTGTTGCTTTTTCTCACTGGCTCGCTTGCTGGCCTGCTCAGCGCTAACGGCTTAAAAGATAAACCGAAAGGCAAAGAAGATGAATGACGACGACAAAAAAGGGTTACTTAAAATTGTGCGCCAGGCCGCAGCAAACCTTTTGCACCGTATTGCTGACATTATTAACAAGCCATGATTTACACAGGCACAACAGACGGCGCAGCTGCAGGCAAACGCGCCGGCACAGAAAAGTTTGTGGACATTATCAAGAAAAAAGGTTTTACTAATCTGGGCACTTGGGCAGTGCGTAACATGCGCGGCTCAGACCGTCTAAGCGTGCACGCAACAGGTCGAGCGGCAGATATCGGCTACAAAGACAAAGCCACAGCTGCATTGTGGGCAAACTGGCTAGTAGAAAATTACGAGACATTGGGCATTGAAGAGCTACATGATTACGCCGGCGTAACAAAGAACGGCTCTACAAAATGGGGTCGTGGCTGGCGTTGTAACCGTGACGGCAAACCAGGCTGGAAAGAATGGACACAGACCAATAATGGCGGCACGCCTGGCGGCCTGTGGCTACATGTAGAACTTACGCCTGAAATGGCAGACAACCCGCATTTGCTAGTTGAGCGCTGGAAAAGCCTTACAAAACCTGCATAGCGTCAAAAACAGCCTGCCTTTTGCTAGGGTTTCTCTAACCGGCAGAAAAGAGGCATACATGTTTAGAGGCATTTATTAGGCGTTTTGTCGTGGCATTCATGGTTGCCACGCTCACATTCCCAGCAAGCCCAGCGCACAGCGCAACCCCACCAGTTAAGGCCTGCCCGCAATACCATGCTGCAATGCGCAAGGTAGGGCTACCGCCCGAACTCTTCAGCGCCATCATGTATCGAGAATCCCGCTGCGACCCGAAAGCCATCGGCTGGAACTACCACGCTGGCA